TATTTATAATATGGAGTATGCGGCATGCTTTACTGAAGATAGCGATGGATTCTTTAAAAGAAGTTTAATCGAAAGCTGCGTTACTGATGATCAAAAAGATATCATTGTTCCATCTATTGGCAGAGTAATATTTGATGCTAGGATTAAAGGAGATCCATTAAAACAGTATGTGTATGGTGTTGACCCTGCTAGTGAACAAGATAATTTTAGTATAGTTATTCTAGAACTTAATGGAGATCACGCTAGAGTGGTATATTGTTGGACAACCAATAGAACAAATTTTAAAGAGCGTCAAAAAACAGGACTGGTTGAAGACCACGATTTTTATAGTTTTTGTGCAAGAAAAATTAGATCTCTCATGGAAACTTTTACTCCAGCAAGAATAGGAATGGATGCTCAGGGTGGTGGTATAGCAATAGAAGAAGCATTACACGATCCAGCAAAATTAAAAACTAATGAACAATTAATATGGCCAGTCATAGATTATGATAAAACTAAAGATACAGATAATCAACAAGGCTTGCATATTCTAGAGTTAGTTCAGTTTGCTAGAGCAGATTGGACAGCGCAGGCGAACCATGGATTGCGTAAAGACTTAGAAGATAAAGTTTTATTATTTCCAAGATTTGATAATCTAACATTAGGATTAACTCTTGAGGCAGAAGGTAAAGATATTATGACCGCAGACTTAAATCCACTTTACGATAGTTTAAGCGAATGTATTCTAGAAATAGAAGAATTAAAAAATGAATTAACTACTATTGTTATGACTCATACTGGCGGAGGATCTAATTCTAGAGATAGATGGGATACTCCAGAAATCAAAACACCTAACGGAAAAAGGGGTCGTTTAAGAAAAGATCGATATAGTGCATTAATAATAGCAAATATGCTAACTAGACAAATGACTAGAGTTTTAGCCGCTCCAGACTATAATGTAATTGGTGGCAACACTAGGAATATAGTTAAAAACAATAGTGGCCAACTTTATAAAGGTCCAGAATGGTTTACTAGTGCTGCTAATGAAGATGGAATATATACTGGAATTTATAGAGATTAATGGTGTATTAATTTTTAATCATATCACAATATCATTACAATAGTATTATAAAAAATTATGGCTAAAAAATATCCAAAAAGTGAGGCTATCGAAGAGGCAAAACTAACTGGAGAACAAGCATATGTTACCTGGGGAGATGACTTAGCCAGTAAGCAGGACGCATTAAAAGTATCCTCAGAATCTCTCTCTGAATTTAATGGAATAGAAAAAACTGTTGGTCGTAGAAGTCGTATCGACTTTTCAAATCTTGATACCAATGTTAGCGGCAGACCAGGATTGACTAAAGCTGATTACGACGCTTTTAGACCAGAAGAAGCAACCCCCACAAGAATTAAAGATATTATTCGACGAGCAGATCTGGTTTATCAAAGAGTTGGTTTGGTTAAAAATGTTATTGATCTTATGGGTGACTTTTCTAGTCAGGGTATTACTATTGTTCACCCAAACAAAAGAACAGAAAGATTTTATAGAGCATGGTTTAAGAAGGTTAATGGTAAGGATCGCAGCGAAAGATTTCTAAATAATTTATATAGGACAGGAAATGTTGTCATCAACAAACAAACTGCAAAATTAAATAATAAAATTATTGATAAGATGTTTAAGGTAACTGCTGAAGCAGATATTCCTGATCCAATTTTAGAAGATGTTGAAATTATTAAGAAAGAAATACCTTGGAGATATACATTTATAGATCCTGTTTATGTGGATGTGCTTGGTGGATCATTAAGTTCTTTTGCTAGTCAAAAAATTTATGGAGTACTATTACCAAGTCATCTCCGTAAACTAATTAATACTCCAAAAGGAGATGCAGAGAAGGCAGTGATCGGACAATTACCAAAAGATATTATAGAGGCCGCTTCAACTCGTAAACCATATATTCTTAATCCAGAAAAAACAATAGTTTGCCATTACAAGAAAGATGATTGGCAAATTTGGGCATATCCAATGATATATGCTATTATGGATGATATCACAGTATTAGAAAAATTAAAATTAGCAGATATATGCGCTCTTGATGGAGCAGTATCAAATATTCGTATTTTTAAGTTAGGTAGTCTCGAACATAAAATCGCTCCAACAAAAGCAGCAGCTTCTAAACTTGCTGCTATTCTTGGTAATAATGTTGGTGCTGGGACAATGGATTTGGTGTGGGGACCGGATATTGAGATGATTGAATCTAGTTCAAATGTACATAACTTTTTGGGTGAAGAAAAATATATCCCACACTTAAATGCTGTCTATGCTGGCCTTGGAATTCCACCAACACTAACTGGCACATTTGGTGCTGCTGGAACAACAAATAATTTTATCAGCTTAAAAACACTCACTCAAAGACTTCAATATGGTAGGGATGTGCTAACAGCATTTTGGGAAAAAGAACTAGAAATTGTACAAAAGGCCATGGGATTCAAATATCCTGCAAAAATTGAATTTGATAGAATGGATCTTAGTAATGAAGATGCTGAAAAAGCATTATTGATTCAACTTGCAGATCGTAATGTTATTAGTGATGAATTATTACAGATGAAGTTCGGTATAGATCCTAATATGGAAAAATATAGAATTAGTAGAGAAAATAGAGAAAGAGATACTGATAGAATGACTCCAAAGGCCGGACCATACTATAATCCTCAATTAGAAGATAACTTAAAGAAGTTAGCATTACAACTTGGAATAGCCACACCCAGCCAAGTTGGGTTAGAGCTTGAATCTAAAAAACGCGGAGAAATGAATGCTATAGAAATGAAAGCACAATTTCCAGGTGCTCCAAAAATTGGGGGATTTGGTGGTGGAGAATCACCATCGCCAACCGGAGTATCTGGTCAGGGCCGTCCAAAAACAGTTAAGGATAGTGAAAAAAGAAAAACAAAAGACTTTAAACCAAGAACAGGCGCTTCGCTTACAATTTGGGCAGCCGAAGCAGATGAAAAAATAAATTCAATAATGAATCCTCATCTATTAGCATTTTATAATAAAAATAATTTAAGAAAATTATCTGCTAGTGAGAGTAAGGACATAGATAATATAAAAACTAAATTACTATTTAGTTTACAACCAAACTCAAATATTTCAGAAGATATTTTAATTGATTCATTATCAACTATTCACACTAATAATGATATCAAAATTATGTACAGTGCTTATCAAAATTGGCTAAAGCAAACAGCAAATCTACTAAATAGGCCATTAACATCTGACGAAACTAAACTTATTAAGGCTACTTTTTATTCTACGGTGTATGAATAATTTATCCAAGGAGTAAAATTATGCATCTATTTCCAGCTGAAATAGCAGATGGTCTAGAAGAAAAAATAAAAGCAAATTCTAGCATATCTTATGCGTCAGCGATTTCTCCGTGCTCAAAAGAATCATCAATATCAGGACTTTTTAGTAAGTCATTAGCTTCTGTTAATGATAGCGATCTTTACTATACTCAATCAATTTTAGTAAGTAGTAGTTGGAATAAAAATGATGATATATTCGATAAAGACGAAGTTTGGAAAGCAAGACATTCTCCAGAAGACAAGCCCACAAACTTAGAACATGATGAGGCAACAATTGTTGGCCATATTGTATCAAACTGGCCAATAACGGAGGATGGAATATTAATTGATGAAAATACTCCAATTGAAAATTTACCAGAAAAATATCATATATTAACAGGCTCTGTTATTTATAAAGCCTATACAAATCCAACATTAAAAGATAGAACTCAAGCTCTCATTAGTGATATTGAAAATGGTACTAAATATGTTAGTATGGAGTGCTTTTTCCAGGGTTTTGATTATGGTTTAATTAATAAGACTACTGGTTCATATAAAGTTTTACCAAGAGATTCAAGCACTGCTCATTTAACCAAATTCCTTAGAGCATATGGCGGAATGGGTGAGCATGAAAACTATAAAATTGGTAGAGTTTTAAGAAATATTACTTTTTCTGGTAAAGGTTTTGTGGACAGACCAGCAAATCCAGATAGTATAATATTCAGTAAGGATAATTTTAAGTTCTTACAAAACGATAATTCTGAAAAAAATAGCAATATTTTAGAAACAGGTGTAAATAGTTCGCAGTCCAATATTAATTCGGAGAATCATACTATGAGTAATGAAAATACAGAAGTTGTGGAAACAGAAGTGGTCGCAAATAATTGCGCCGAAGCTACCCAAGCTGCTGAAACCACAATTGCTGAACTTAATTCACAGATTGAAGCTATTAAAACTTTACATGAAGAAGTTTTAGCTTCATTAAAATCTGAAAATGAAAGCTTAGCCAAGATGCACGAAGACGAAAAGAAGAAGATGGAAGAAGAAAAGAAAAAAATGAAAGCTTCCATTGAAGAGTTAGAAAATAAACTTGTTGAAGCAAACAATAGTGTTGCTGCATACATGAAGAAAGAAAAGAAGATGGCTCGTAAAACCACTCTTATGAGTTATGGTTTTGATAGTGAAAAGGCTGATGTTATCATTGAAAAGTTTGATTCTTTAAATGATGAAACATTTGCCAACATAACAGAAATGCTATCAGCGGGCATGCCACCTTGGTTAGACAAGAACAAGAAGAAGAAAGATCAAGAAGCCAAGGCTGATGAGGTTGAGACCGATATCACCGAAGTTCTTGAGAATGTTGAAGAAACTTCAGAAGTTGCTCTTACGGTTGGCGGAGAAGATGAGAGTGCTATCGAATCAACCCGCGCTGCTTTAGTAGATTTTGTTTGCACCAGACTAGGTAAAAAACTCAATAAGGGAGAATAAAAATGGCTCTAAAACCAGATCGTATCGAACTATTAACAGATATTTCTAATTTCATGGAACAAGCACCAAAGGATCGCGGTGGCGTAGTTAGCTATGTTACTTCAGGCTCTGGTGTTTCTATGGACGATGCACTATCAGTAGTTGCATATGCCGCTTTGGCATCAGGCGCTAAGCCAGCAGGCATCTTGCTAAATGATGTTGTTGATCTTGATCTAACAAGACAGCATATCAATTGGCACAAAGATGAAGTGCAAAAGGGTGGTAAGGTAACTGTTCTTCGTATTGGCCAAGTAACAACCGATATGATCACAGGTACTCCAAATGCTGGTGATACTGCTTATGTTGGTGCTGATGGGGACATTTCCACAACAGGTGGCACAGGTGTCCTTAGTATTGGCACATTCCTAAGTAGTAAAGATGCTGATGGTTACGCTAAAGTCTCAGTAAATATTCAGTAATTAAAAGGGAGAAAAATATGTCAAATCAGTCTTTTAATCCAACACCAGAATTAACAGATCTTCTTGTTCGTTCTGGTTCAGTAAATAAAGAAGAGGCTCTAGCTGCCAATGCAGAATTTGCAAAGGCTCTTGAACTACCACTTCGTAAGGGTCTATTAAATGGTAATATTCTAGATAACATTTTCGAGCCAATCGTTTTGGCCCAAAGTGCTACTCCAGAATTTCCACTAGACTTTATTGCTCCAGGTACCGAGAAGGACTTTGTGGCTTACACAATTCCAAATCACGGCTACATTCCAGAGCGTCATGTTGAAGGCGATTACGTCATGGTTCCAACATATGATATTGGTGCCAGTATTGACTATCTCCTAAAGTATGCTCGTGATGCTCGTTGGGACGTTGTTGGTCGTGCTATGGAAGTTATGGAAGCTCAATTCGTAAAGAAGATGAACGATGACGGCTGGCACACACTACTTGCTGCTGGTGTTGATCGTAACATCGTAGTTTACGATAGCGATGCCAACCCAGGTCTTTTCACAAAGAGATTAGTTTCTCTAATGAAGACAGTTATGCGTAGAAACGGTGGCGGTAACTCTGCTACTCCAAATCGTGGTATGCTAACTGATCTTTATGTAAGTCCAGAAGCGATGGAAGATATTCGCAATTGGGGCCTTGATCAAATCGACGAAGTAACTCGTCGTGAAATCTATGTTGCTGCTGATGGCGCTATCAACCGCGTGTTTGGCGTTAATCTTCATGATCGTGATGAGCTAGGTGAAGGTCAAGAGTATGAACTCTTCTATGAGAATACTCTTTCCGGCACTCTACCAAGTGTTAACGAAGAGACCAAGGTTGAAATCGTTGTTGGCCTTGATCTTCGTAAGAGCGATAGCTTTATAATGCCAGTTCGCCAAGAAGTTCAAATCTTCGAGGACGATACACTACATCGTCAGAAGAGAGCAGGCTTCTACGGCTGGGCTGAGCAGGGCTTTGCTGTTCTAGATAACCGTAGAGTACTACTAGGCGCTCTCTAAGATTTAAATCACAACAAAATGTGGCAAACTAGGCTGGCTCGCGCCAGCCTTTTTTGTTATATAGACTACTGGTGTATTATATTAATATAGAACC